ATCTCTTCTAGCATCTCCCAGGCCTGTCTGCTATACGTCGCATCAAAGGCTGAATAATCGCTCTCAAACCACGACACTGCGAAGCGATGGGAATTAACCCAATCATCCAAAGCGTCGGGCGAGACGGCCGCATAGAAAATCCAGTTCTGCCAGTTCCAAACTTCCTTAAGCCGCCTCAACACAGGCTTTAGGTATGGACCGGCAACAACATGGGTCTCATCATGCGGGGCTTGGATAAGGCGGGCCACATAAGTGGCTTGCCTAGCGTCAGGCCCTTCGGGACGTTGAGCAAAGTAAGGCATCAATTCAGACTTAACAAAAGCACTGATTCGGTCTGCCTTTGAATGCATCTCGCCACGATCGAGCATTTCTTTCCAAGCCTTGATTAGCTGCTTCCGCCTCCTTGCTACAGGCATGGATTTCAGCCAGTCCCAAACGGCCATGGGTTGGCCGGGCTCAAGCAAATCCAGTAGCAACACGCGGGTACGGACACACGACCTGGCCCTCGAAAAGGCCTGGTCGGATATTGTCCTTGGCAGAGCTTTAAACACCCTGTACAGGATGGCTTCAGCCAAAGGACGCTGTCCGCCGGAGGGTATGAAGGGTATTGCCCCGGGCAGGGCCACTCCCCCCAATCGGGGGCCTATCCTCTCAAGGGGAGGTGCGGCCTCAGCCGCTGCTCGCCCACCCGGGACAACTGAAAACTTCGCTCAGTGGCAAAGCTCTCCACCCCCTCCTTCAAGGGTGGATGACGGCTGCGGGTGTTGACCACGCCTGGGTACACAACTTTGCACCCAGGTCCGGCCACACTCAGGCCCTCCGCAACCATATCTCCCAAACGGCTGTTCCGTCCCTTAGAGCAGGCTTTACAAAGCTTGCCCTTGTAAGTTCCAGGGCCACCAGTGCCACAGGAAAAACATTCAGGGATACCAGCCACCACCCCTGCCTCCGGGAATGTGAGGGCCAGCTGATTGACAGTCTCAAGACAAGCTTGAGCCTCGTCATCAACATACCCTGCTGTTGCAGCATCTTGCCGCATTCTCTGTAGCTGTGCGAGCTTCAGAGGGTCTGCCTCACGGTGGATGACTGCGGTCCAAAGAGCTTTCTGGACCGTCTTCTCAGCCACCTTAGGCTTCCCGGTCTTGGGGATGACTCTCGCCTCACTGGCGGTGTCCAAAAACGGAATGATTGAAGCGGCTGCTGTGCGAACGCTACCGCCTAAATCAAAGTCACACTGCCTCTTGCTCATTCCTGCCGAAGCATAAACGAGCTCGAGTAGCTGAACTCCGTATTTGGATACTTTCCGGGCCAAATACTGATGGCCATCCAAGACGACAATGTCCCCTTCAAAGAACGCCTCGGTCGACTCGGATCCATCAGTAATCACTGCGCTGCCCGTGCGCACTAGCCAGATCTTGTCGTCCAAATGGACAGGCAAGTAAAGGCAGTTGTTGCCATGCTGCATAGCAAGGGGGAGTATTGCACTGCAAACATCAGGCCGGTGTCCCATAAGGAACAAACCAACTGCCAATCTGTCTAGGAGGTCTCCAGTCTCTGTCGGGCACTGACTAGGCCACCAACCGTGCTTCCAATCAAAGCACGGTGGACCTGACCTTATGCCGCAATAGACCGGTTTGGTGACTCCATCCAAGGCCAAAACCTCTTCAATTGTCACCGATTCAAAGGAGTCAGACCTCTCTAGGACTCCTTCATCGGGTCTCGCTCCCGAACTGTCAGCCTCTGGTCTCTCCATCCAGACGACTGGCAGGTCACGGCCATCAGCTTCCGCCGCAGTGTCCGATACGTCAGACATGTCCCTAACGACACTCACTGCGGTTTTTGCTTCTGGCTGAGGGCTGGGCCGCTGCTCCCTAAAGGTGGCCGGTAGCTTAAAAGAAGCATCCGGCTTTGCCACTGGCAACACATGCAGGTACTCCGGCTGATTTGGATCCTCTACGAAAAGGTAGTGGACCGCTCTCTCGCCCTTTCCCAGCTGGGTCTTGAAGGCAGGGGCTGCTCCAGAATTCAGACTGATAGTCCAAATAAAACTAGAGACGCCCAAGGCCTTACCACTGACCCTCAGTGCTGTTATGGCCTGTCCCAGAGTGTTTGGCCCCCAATGTGCGCATTTAGAAATACGCTCCTGGGCTTGCTCCACACTCTTACAGTGAGCCAGCACGCTGAGCACGACACACGCCTCGCTCAGTACCTCGGCCTTTCGGGAGGAGAGCTCCTTTTGGATGCAGCTGGCGCAATCCTGTGAAAGGAAAGATTTGCCTGCTTCGAATCCAATTAGGTACTCATATCCCTTCCAAGCACGATCATATGCTGGATTCCTGCATGAGGACAGTTGACCTTTCTTGCCACCAAGATTGGTCACCACCTTCGCCCTCGTTGCTCCGATTTTACGAGTGTTCGCCTGCTCGTCCATTAAGTGAGGCATGGATGCCCTGGCGATGTCACGCCTCGCCAAGCGTTTCCGCAAATAGGATCGACACTCCATAATGCAGAAAATCAATGGTGCTTACAACACCCGGGAGCACCATAACGGCCGGGTGAGGTACCAAAAGCTCCAAAGGGAGAACCCAAGCTTGCGGGAGTATTGACTCCTGATCCACACCAAACCACAGTCCTCGGGAATGGCCGTTGCACCATTGCGGAAGGGTGCCGGGCCGAGTACACCGTCTCGTGGGCGTGGTGTGGGGAGCGTGCTCACCACACTGCTTTCTGAAGCTGATGGGGTCATAACGACCAACTGGTGGTTCTCGAGGCCCTGCTGGTGACCAGCTGGCCTGATTCCGACCATTGTGCGGCAAGATGGGGGCGATCAAGTCCTGGTGAGTGCGTCGACCGCGTACGGCGGGAATATCTGCGGGGAGTTTCCGTTTCTCAAGCGGATCTCCACGCCAGAAGCACCACTCTGCGTGAATTGACAGCTGCTGGACGATGCCTCCCCAGAAAGGCACCGCTAGGAGCTGGACGCCGGTCCACTGTCAACTGCCTAGCCCAAGACCCGATTGTCTTGCCGACTTTCTTCTGGTTGCTCGAACGACCGTCTTCAGAGCGCTCCAGGTAGCACAAAAGACCGCGCGTCTTTTGCACCCCGTGACGTGGCCCCTTAAGCCACAGGGAGTTTAGCTGCAATGGGTGACGGATTAGCACTATAACCGTCCTTAGCGACCTCAACAATCGCCTTGCAGACCCCATGGGTGGTGCAACTTTCTGAGTGGCTTTCGGTCCCGACCAAGGTGACCTCATCAGTTCCGCTCAACTCAGAAAGCAAGCAACCCACACTCACTTCTTCTGTTTACCAGCCTTCTTAGATTTCCCCTTGCCCTTGCGCTTGCCTTGGGTTGGCTTGGCAGTTAGGCCGGATCCCTCTGAAGAGGTTGGCTTCATCTTATTTGTCTTAGCCGGAGACTTTGACAGCGTAATCATCGTCTTTAAAGCACGTCCAGCCAGTGGGTTGACCATGCTGATCAAACCAGGGCCGTACTTCTTGGTGGCTTCGACTACCTTTGACAAGATCTTGCCATGGGTTGGATTTTCAAAGAAGAATCCCGCTGCCGCCAGAGAGATCTGGGCGGTATGCAATGACTCCAAACTCATGGTGCAAAGACCTACCTCAAATAATGCTGAAGATGTCCGAAACTCGATATGCCAGTCAACAGTCACAGCCATCGATTCCGCATCGCTCGAAGCCGTTATGAACATGACATTGTACAAAGAGTCATTGTCAAGTCTGAACAGCGGAGTGGCGCTAGCAAGAATGTTAGGCCCTGTTGGCAAGGTATAGTCGTAAAAGTTGGCCATGTCAGTTGATGGCGGAGCATAAGTGTAAACTCCAGTTTCCAGGGGAAGAAAGGCCTTCTCAGCTGGATGTAAGGAGTTCACATAACTGCTCGTAACGCGCCAAGGTGACTCAACCAATGGGGACACCCTCCCTCCCAAGATAGTACCACCCTTCTTAGTGATCTGGGTCACATTTGTACCCAAAAGCGCCGCAGCGGTTGTCCTGGTGGCATACCATGGGAGAGTGGAGTTTGAAAACTCCACAGGATAAACCAATGGAAATAGCACAACAGCATTGACTGATGGGGTCTTACAAGTAAGAGTGCCCAACGTTGAGGTACTCCCTACGAAAGTGGCGTCCGTAGTGGAAACCATGACCGTAACATGGGAGTACTGTGGCCAAGCTTGCGCTGTACCCGCTGCATAGGAAATCGACACTGGGCGCACCCACCTGCCAGGCATCGTTGCTGTTCCTCCAGTTGCAGCAGACCGCTGGGTCGCTGTTATGGTGGCATCAGGCGATGTTGAGGTGGTTACTTCACCAGGCGACAGCCATACTTCCCAATTGACGCCAGCCGTTGTGGAGTTGGTAAAGGTCGATCTTCCACCAACTACGACGTTGACGAAACAATTAGCAGGGGTATAAATCCAAGGTAAAGGTCCTGTTGCAGCATCCACACCCATAATAGGATATGGAGATGAGGCGAACTGAGAGTACCCAGATATCCCAGCAGAATCATTGGTGGCGACAACATTGCCCACTCCACACTTGGATAGCAACGATACGCGCACTTGTCCACTAGAGACCTGGGTCCCAGTCAGTTCTGAGTCGCAGGAATAGGTTGCCCAGTATGCACTGTCAGTGAATGTCTGTTCCGCCCAAGCGGGATAAGCCGCCTGACGAAATAAGAGCATCTTGGTTGCTGTAGAAGCAGCCAAAGTGACAGTCGTTGGACAGGAAAAGCCAAGAACCGCAGTCCTCTCGAGAGCCGGAAACGAAGGAAATCGCAACGGCATATGCTCATGAGGAAGCGCAATCTGCTTGGCCAGTCCCTCCATTGCACGCACTGGGTGCGAGATAGGAAGTGAGATGGTTTTCTGATGCATTCAGATGGCTACGTAAAACCAAAAGTTGCACCACCCACCAGCCTCCTGCCTTAGAGGTCTTCAACGCAACATGCCATCAGAGGCACCTCCAGATACGCAACAGCTGGCAGGCGCGTGATGGTCTTAATGGTCTCAAGATCTCTGCTGAACATGGCGGGTGTCATTCCGTAGTCACGGAACCGACGACAAAGCCATGCCACAGTTGTCTCGTCCCACTCGGGAGCCTGGGTCTCTTTAGCTTTCCACACCTGGTGTTCATCAGCAAGCTGGCGAGTCACCGGGGTTTTGGTTGGCAAAAGTTCAAGGCATTTCCGCGAAAGGTCATAGAGGATGGGCACATTCGCATACAAACGCAGCTGAGTGCACACCCCTTTGACCCATGCTGGCAAGTGACCACAGGGCTCTGCTTGCCAAAATGCCTTGTACAACCTACGCCCAATGGTTGGTCCCCAATAAAGGTTTCCTGCCACGGGATAGGCCATCATACCCAGGAAGGTCATGTCACAAAGGTCATGGGACACTTTGCTCTTCACGATCAACCCGAACGTTGCGATGTTCTCCCTGATAGTTGCCTCATACTCCGAAACATCGAAGTTACATGCTACCAGGGAGTCGTCTCCCACGACGGCAATAGCGCACAGCTCAGATGCCATCATGAGATCCTTCTCCTCCACCTCCCAAACAGCCTTTCCAGCCAATGCCGCGGCGAAGGAAATGGCGAGGACAATCCCATTCAGTAGTGCATTAGCAAGGGCTGTATCATCACGCCCAGAAGCATTGCACACCTCTGCCTGGTACTCTATCCTCACATCCTCTTTCCTGACTCTGCAGACGCCATGGGGTGCTCGCCAGATCTCTAAAACCTTCCAGAACTCCTCAGGGGCGTCCGGGTAGATCATACGATAGATCTCTTCTAGCATCTCCCAGGCCTGTCTGCTATACGTCGCATCAAAGGCTGAATAATCGCTCTCAAACCACGACACTGCGAAGCGATGGGAATTAACCCAATCATCCAAAGCGTCGGGCGAG